TGGCATTGTATAATCACTATTAGCCATGTAATCTGTTTCTTTTAATTTTTTTAATCGTATCTTTTTTATTTCTTTTAATTTTCTATTAGGAGCTTCATCAGCCCACGCCTTTTCTTCAGCATCTCTTGCTGTTTCTTCTTCGGCTGTAAATTGTACCTTTACTCCATCTATCATTTTATGTCTTGGCATTATTCCTCCTTACGATGCTTTCAATCCGTATAATTTAAACGTCCCTGATTCAATATTACCAGATGAAAAATCAAAGTGAATACCATTAGCATCTTCTGAATCATCTTTAACTATTCCTGAACCAATTATAACTCTAATATCATGGTCTTTATCCATTACAGTAACATGAAATTGAATAGAAGGTTCTTTTTGTGCAGACGGATTATTAATAATTACATTTCCACTTATTCCCTCTTCACCTGAATCACTCCCTACACCACCAGAAACAGTAATCATACTAGCATTAGCACCAGTTGCTCTTTGCTCATCTCCTCCTTCATCATAACCAAGAGCAGCAAAGTTGTAAGCTCCAAAATTATTGTTAGCAGAATTTTCTAAAAAAATTCTAAAATCAACATCATCTGTTGCCGGAACAATTCTATCTAGTACTACTAAAAATTGAAAATAGTCAGAATCGTTTAATCCTCGTATTTCAACATCAGCAGTATTACTTGCAGTTGTACTTGAAATTAATGCCCATTGACTACCAGCATCTGCCCAAGTTAAACCTCCAGTATTACCAGATTGTTTAGAAAGAAATTGTCCATTACTTCCAGCATTACTAATTTGCATACGAGCTTCATCTATTGCTTCATCAGCAATTTTTGCTTGTGAAACTGCATCTGTTTGTATTTTAGCAGCACTTATGGAATCGTCTGAAGGAGTACCAATATCATTTACATTTCCAAGAACAAGAATAAAATTAATTACATCTGAACTAGCAAGAGAACTTGCAAATACTATTGTGTCATTAACTATTGTGAACGCATCTACTGGAGCTTGAATAACTCCATTCAACGAAACAATACAATGATTAGCTGATTGAGGATATACAGCAACACCCCCTTGTCTAAGGTTAAAGGTAGTTGCACTTGAAGTAGTTATACTATCAAGTTTTTTAAAATCTCCTGTTGTCGGAGTAGCTCCTACATACATTATTTACCCTCCTCTATTGTATTACCATCAGCAACCCATTCTTGAATTGCTTGATAGTCTGAGTTCGCTTCATCTAAAGGTACAAATTTAATTGTATCATCTTGTAAAACCATTTTATAACTTCCAAGAATATCATCTTGTTCTGTATCTCTATTATAGCTCCAAATTTTAGTTACTGATTTAATCATAATTCTGCATCCCATTGTACTTTTGTAGAGTCACCTCCAGTACCAAGATAACCACTACACATTTTATTATCTGTCATACCAGACAAATTATTTATGTTAAAATATATACTATTTGTATCTGCAATATGTTTTATATTAGCTATTGCAATTGAAGTATCATTAAAAGCAGTACCATCATCAAACCAAACATGTACTTGAGTAAAATTTGCTACACTTGGTGTTGACCTCATTGCAACAGGAACCCAAAGACTTGCACTATTAAATTGTGTAGAGCCATTACAACTGCCAGTAATTGCTGCATTATTTCCATTCATTGCTAAATATCTTTGACATCTTAATAAATTATCTCCATAACTTTCATGTTGAAAAGGTGGTATAGTAGAAGAAGTATATTCGCCTACTTCTAATTGAACACCTGTAATCCAAAAATTATTTGAAGTGCTTGTAGTCCAGCCAGTAGTAATTCCACCAGCTCTAGTTGAGTTTGAATCTGAAGCCCAAGCAGTCGCTAGAGTACCAGAAGTCCAATCACTTCCTGCATCCAAATACCATTTAATTCTTAAACTTCTATTAGCATCATTATCAAAAGCACCCGTTGTATCTGCTGGGATATTTACAACTTTCTTTTCCCAAGTGTTCGCACTACTTATTGTATATGTTGCTGATACTGCTCTACTGTTATCATCATCTGCTAAATGAACAATAAAAGTTCCAGTAATAGAATTTTTAACCCAAAAAGCTATAGTAATAATTTCTGCATTTGAAGTTCCTTTCTTAATCAGTTGTAAATCTTGACCTTCTAATCTTGTAGAAATTATTTGTAAATCTCCAGCACTAACACTACCATTAGCAGTTGTAACATCCATTTTTAAAGATGCACCAAAACCTTCTCCAGTTGGTACATCAGTATCTTTAGTAACAGTAATAGTACAATCATCTCCTTCAGTAAGCCATCTATCAAGAGTATAAGTATTAGTTGCAATTCCTGTAATAGTTCCTCTTTGATTAACTTGCATATCGCCATTTATAATTATTGGTTTTGCATTAGGTCTGGCTTCATCTCCAAGTGAACCATCTATTCCTCCAGTTGCTATTTTACTAAATGCCATTATGCATCCTCTAGTGTTTTAATTCTTGCTTCAAGTTCTTGAACAGTTTTAACTAATAATGGAACAAGTTTAGCTTGGTCAATCGCTTGGTAAACAGGAATAGTTTTTGTTGCATTCCACGTAGTATTTGAGGCATAAATGCCATCTGTTTTGCCTTGTGTCCAATCTGCTTCTTCAATACCTATTGCAAGAACATTTCCATTTGCATCACTTACTACTTTTGCCTCTGATTTTGTTTCATCTTTAGTGCCTGTAATCGCTTCTGGCACAATACTTGAAACTTCATGTGCTAAAAATCCATCTACTGTTTTACTTGAATCTGATTTAAAATTAAATCGTGCTGGTTTTAATTGTTTTAATCTTGTTGTTGCATCATAAGTATAAGAAACATTTTCTTTTAAACGATAATCTGATGAAGTTGCATAAGCTGTTGATGAGCCATCTGTTTTTATTCCTCCTACGCCTCCATTTCCATTTTGGAAATGAAAATGAAACACTTCTCCAGTTCCTGAACATTTAGATAAAATAGAACCATTACCACTTCCTGTATGGTCAGCATCCATTTGAAAAAGTGAATTATTAGTTTGACTTGTAAATCCACATAAAAGTTGACCATCACTTTCTATACGAAATGATTCAGAGCCATTAGGAACAAATCTCATAGAATTATCTCCGTGATAATAAACTATTCTTCCAGCATCATCATCTCCACTATCACCAAAATAAATTGCTCCAGAACTACTTGTTCCTGAAAGAATATTTAATCCACTATCACCGCTTCCTTCTATAACTAATTCATCAGTTAAACTATTTGCAGTTGCACCACTGTCACCAGTTTTAATATGTAATCCAGTACCCAAATCTTTAGAAGATAAACCACTTGAAGCAAAATAATTATCTGCATCAGCACTAACAGTAGCAAAAGATAAAGTACCACTTCCATTAGTAGTTAATGCTTGACCATTAGAGCCATCAGAAACATTTAATTCTGTTATGCCTACACTACCAGCAGTTGGATTAACTGATTGCATTACTTTGTTTAAGTAATACACAGTTACGACATCTGCCGAAACTAATGTGCCACCTAATGTAACAGTTTTATTTCCAGTACCTCCTACCGAATAGGTATTCTTATCTTGTACGATATTATTCCATACAACAAGTATATCTTCTTCAGCAGAAATTTCGTGAGTAAGAGTTACTGTATTAGTCGTTAGACCAGTAAATCTATCCTGAATCCCACTATCAAAAGTAGTAGCTGGTTGTTGCCCCACATATGTCATAAGCTATTAAGTAATCTCCATAACTGATAATGTGCCTGAAACTTTATCTGCTACTGAACAATCAATTTGTAGTACATCAGTAGTTTCCATTACGATCTTGCTACCAGCCAAAATTTCCAAACTGGATTTTGCTGGGATAACAACATCTTTAGCTAGAAACGCAGTACCATTAGCAACATTGTTTGCTCCACCACGATTTGCTGTATCACTAACTAATTCTACTTCAACAGTTACAGAAGTAGTATGGATATTTGTTACACGCAAACCGAGAATTACAGTAGTGGTACTACCAGCTACAGTATACATTACATAAGGTGTTCCAGCCGAAGCTGGTTCAGCAGCAAAAGTTACAGTTTTAAATGTATTAGCCATATTCTCCTTCCTATCCGAGTGCTATTGCCATACTAACACTATTGTCAGTTGCAGCGATAGTCAAAGTTTCATTACTACCATTATTGTTTTCTGTAAACGTCACATTATCTCCAGCGACTAATTTACCATTTAAATAACCAGCAGTAGTATCGTTAGAACTAACCAAAGTTTTAACATCTGTGTCAGCAGTTATGGTCTGCCAAGACGAACCATCATAATATTTAAGAACATTAGAACTCGTATTAAATGCGAGATCACCTTCATCAAGACTAGAACTAGGATCACTTGAACCTACTCTATATCTATCGGCAAAACTATTTACTCCAGCAATATTTGACGCAACAGTATTAACATTTGAAATTGATCCAGCAACAGTAGCAATATTTGTTACAACGCCACTAGCTCCCAAAGTTGCCATATTCGTTACATTGGCACTTGTTGCTAGTAAATTCATATCAGTCACGATATCTGAAGTTGCAAGAGTATTAAGATCACTTACAATGTCAGAAGTTGCAAGAGTGTTCATGTCTGCTATTACATCAGAATCTGCAAGTAGAGCCATATCGGCAATAACAGCAGAATCTCCTAAAAGAGCCATATCAGCCACAGCAGCACTTGTTCCAAGTAAACCCATAGCAGTTACATTTGCCGAAGTTCCTAAATGCCCCATAGCAGTTACATTCGCAGATGTACCTAATAAATCCATGTCAGTTACTACTGCTGAAGTACCGAGTAATCCCATTGCTGTTACATTAGCAGAAGTACCAAGATGTCCCATAGCAGTGACATTGGCAGAAGTTGCCAATAAATCCATATCGGTTACGATTGCCGAAGTACCAAGTATTGCCATATCGGCTACTGCATCAGAAGTACCTAATCTTCCAATCTCAGTAGCTTTTCCAGCAACAGCTCCTATGTCTGCAGCATCTCCAGCAACAGCCGTTACATTGGAAGCTATTCCAGCCACAGTCGTTACATTACTTGCTATTCCACTAACTGTGGTTATGTCACTAGCAATTCCAGCTACAGTTGATACATCAGTTATTGATTGATCAAATTCTAAAGCATTTCCAGCCGAATTAACCGATAATATTTTATTTGCGACTAATTCAGGAAATGTTATTCCATAAGCAGTTGAAGTAGAGGCTTTAGCTTTAATAGTATAATTAAAATCTCTTTCGTTTTGTTGCATCATAGCAACAATTTTATCTAATTCTGTATTAAGTGTTTCTACCGAAAACTGTCCTGAAGCTGGAAAGTCAGAACTTCTTGCAATAGGCAAATCTCTATAAATTGTATATTTATGACCAGCAGTTGCTCCACCACCTAAAGTAATTGAGCCACCACCAGTTTCCCCAGCTCCTGAAACTGAATATTGTGTAGCGCTAGATGGACTAGTAGCATAAGTTAAAGTTGTATCTGTACTTCCTACTGTTTTAATAACTTTAATATCAGTAGCATTAAAAAACTCAAACGGAACTGTAAATGCTGTTTGAGAACCACTAGCAGTATATTGTACTCTAGGACTTGTATCTGATATTGTAATACTTGCCATTTATCTTAAACCTTTTTCTACTTGATCGAATAAACTATCCAAATACCATACATTCTGAAAAGGTATTAATCTACGCACATTCCTTGCTGTATAGTGATTATGTGTTCCTGAACCCCAATCCCACATAATATCAGAAATATTAGCTATTTGAGAAGAAGTAGGACCGAATAGACCAAAACCTTGCATAGCATTTTTACTAGTCCAGCTACTATAAGGTTTTCCAGCTCCTAAAGTTGGTCTTAATCCTATTTTATTATCTGTTAATCTTTCTAAAACATTATTTAAATCAGAAAATATTCCTCCAATACCACTTCTATCAAAAGCATTAACAATCTTTTGACCAAATGGTACTTTAGCATAATCTCTATTAAATGCTCTTTGTCGAATAGCATCTATCATAGCTCCAGCAGCTAATAACATTAATACACCACCAAAGAATGAAGCATCTCTTTCTTGCATACCTCTTAATAACATTCGTTGTGTTGCAGCAGCTGCAAATTTTTTAAACTGAACTATTACCCCACCCATTTCAGTATTAAACCATAATGGAACTTCGCCTTTGCTTGGAGTAACAATAGTTATATTAATATCTTTTCCTAAAGCATCATGAAATATATCAGAATAAATACGAGCTTCATCATCCCAAAATTCTGTATTTGCAATTCTTACATGATCCCAGTCAGCTTTATTTGCTCCTTTGCCTAATCCATGTTTTTGATATTGCGCCCATATTTGTTTAGCAGAATCTTCATCAATACCAGCATTTAATAATTTAGCTTTATTATTTTTAGATATTTTACCTTTAACTACCCAGTTTTCTATTTCCTCTAAAATACGAGTACCATTAACAGCACTTGCCCAACTTTTCATTAAAGTATTCCACGGGTTCATTAAATTAATATAAGTAAAATACATATTGCCAGTACGACTAACACCTTTTTCTAATTTATTAAAAACACCAAAAGAGTTTTCTAAATCATACATAGACATAGCTCTTGAACCTAAAACCATATCTAATGCTTCGCCTGATAAGTATGCTTGATTTCTTGATAACTTTAAAACTTCTGTTGCATATACATTTGTCATCATATCCCATGATGTTCTAAAACCTCTATTAATTCCTGAAGTCATTAAAATACGAGCAATATCAGGAACTGCTGCTAAAGCTCCAGTAAGCATAGTCATAGAATTAAATAATTTTGCCATACGAACACCTCTACTAAATGCTCTTTGAGGATCATCAGGTAATCCATATGTACCACGCAATAAATCTCTACTAGCTTCTAAATCTGCTATTACTTGTTCTTTTTCTTTTTTCAAAGCTACTTTTTTCTTTTTACTTTTAGTAGCTTTAATCATTTCATCATATTCTTCTTCTATTTGTTTTAATCCCATTGATATTCCATTTGTATTAGTCCAGCGTGTACCACTCATCATTGGATCGCCAAATACTTTTGTTAATTCAATATCAGGAGCAACGGAATTAAAATATAATCGTTGAAGAACAAATACATCAGTTTCTATAAAACCTTTATTTGCTAATAATAATTCATCTTCTTTTGATAATCGTAATTCTCTAGCTCTAAAGTGTCTTGAAATATTTATATTATTTGATTTATCAAAACGAACATAAGGTTGAGCAGATTTTAAAGATTCTAATATTTTATCTATTGCTTTATCTGTTAATTCAGGATTTTTTGCTCTAATCATAGGAACTACTAATGCTTTAAATTCATCCCAACGAGAATTAAGCTGATCTCTTAACCAAACACGATTAATGTAATTCTTTGCTAAAGAACCGTGTTTTTTCATATAAGCATATTTTTCTTGTAATTCACTTATATGTTCATTCATTCCCGTTTTTTCTTTTTTTGTTAATTTATGTTTTTTGCCATCTTTCATTATCCATCCTCTTTTTAAAATAGATTTTTGTATATTAATTTGTGTTTCAATATACATAAGAGGAATACCTAATTCGTCATATTCTTTACCTAAAGAGTAAATATATTTTTCAGAAACTTGTGCAGCTTTAATAACTTCTTCAGGTACATCATCTGTACTGCCAATTCTCCTAGACCAAATAGCTTTTTTAAATTGATTAAAAGTTAAAAAATTTTCTTCTTCTTTTTGCATATATAAACCCATTCTAGTTTTAGGAACTTTTTTCTTTAACCTTTGTAGGTATTGTTTATATAAATCTTCAATTTCTGTTTCAGCTTTAAAGACTTGAACTTTTCTTCTAGCTATTGTTCTTTCTATTGTTCTATTACTAGCAACATTTTTAAAATTTTTAACTTGATATAATGGATTTTCTAATATTCTAGTTATTGTTTCTTTTGCTAATAAAGAACTACCTCTTAAAGTACGAAGTATAGGAGTCCACGGACCACTTTCTCCTAGCCAACCAAATCCTGTTTTAGCTATTTTTTCCATTTCATTTAATTCTTCTTCACTAAATACTTTTCTTATTTGTGCAGCTCCTACTGTACCTTCCATAAAAGGATGGTCAGTATTTTTAATTGTTTTTTTTACAGATTCAGGAGCAGTAGCTTTTGCAGCATCATCAATAGCATCATCAAGCCAATCATACTTGTCAGCTTTTTTATCAAAATTCATAAATAATTTTTTTGATTGAACACTTCTATTAGCTATACCCGGAAATAAAGCTGGTAAAACAAAACCACCAGCAGTAATAAGTGTTGATTCAGTTAATGTTCTTGCTTTATCTAATTTTCTTTTAATAACTTCTTCACCACCTAATGATAATCCTACTTTACTTCCTCTTGCTAATCTTCCACCAGTAAAGAAAAATTTTCCAAGACGAGAATACATTAAAAGAGCTGTAGGATCAGTTAATCCACCAATTATTCTTCCAGCAATATAACCCGGTGAATTAGTTATCATTTCATCTTCCATCGCCTTTCTTTGTTTTAACCAAAAGGTTTCTTCAGGCGAACTTGAATGAAGAAAATATCCCATATCTTCAACAACATCAGATAATTGAGGATCATTATAAGGATTGTATCCTTCTATATCTTTAAAATTAGTTTTTTGACTTTCTGTAGAACTTGCTATTGCCATTGCAAATAAGTTTTCTTTAACAAATCCTGTTCTCAAACTTTTACCAAAATCTTTATAATCACCCCATGTATAATGTTTGCTTGGAGTTAAATCATAAACCGTATGAGGTTTTTGTATAGTAGCTAAATAATCGCCCATTTAATATTATAAACTTCGTTCTACTGGCTTTGTTACTGACCATAAATCAGAAGAAACATCCGTACCAACACTTGCTCCTTCAGTCCATTGACTAATTAAATATCCATTATGTTCTAACCTAGTCGCAATACCAGATAAACCTTTTGCTTTATAAGCATTAGCATCAATAGTCATTTGACCTAATACAGTATTAGGATCAGCTATTCCCCATTCTCCAATATGTGTTTTATCATTAGTAGCAATATAATTATTTAAATGTTTATAAAATTGAGTTTTATTTCCTATAAAACCATGACCAGCATTATAAGCCATATCTGTTAATGCTAAATATAAATAACTATTTTTGTGATTATTAAAATCTACATTTTTATATGTATCTCTTACTTGTGTTTGAAACTCAGGTAACACATTATCTAAAAATATATCAATAGAATCTTGCATTGTAATTTTTTCTTTCCCACTCATTAAACCATCATAAGTATAACCTTTTGCTTCAAGAGCTTTTACAACATTTTTATTATTCATACTAAATCCATGACCAACAGTTGCATCATACATTTGATATTTTTGATTATATGAATGAGGTAATAAAGAATTAAAGGCTTCTTGTTGAGTAGCAAATTTACCTTGTTTAACTAAATTTGCTGCTTGACCCATTAGTTTTGCATGTTTTCGTGGATTCATCCAATGCTTTTGAGCATCATAAACTTTATTATCATAACCTTCGTTTTTCATAATTAAATCAAAAAAAGCATTTTCACTTCGTACAACTTTACCATCTTTTCCCATAACTATATTTCCTTTCAAAATATCATAATCTTGTATGTCTCCTCTTTGAGCCATACCAGCTTGTAATAAAATTATTGCTTGTTGATTTTCTTGCACATCTTGAGAAAGAAATTCTTGATCATCTTGTAAATTAGTACCAAAAAATTCATCTATATCTTTCCCAACTTCATTTAAAACTTCTCTACCACCAACTAAAATTTCTTCCATTATTCCCCATATAGCTTTATTTAAATCTGTAGGATTAGGATTTTTAGATAAGTGCCATTGTCTTAATTGTTTTTTTCTTTCTTTTTTTGCTTGTTCATAAGTAACACTATTATAACGAGATGTTGGTTTTTCAGGAATCCATCCTATTTCAGAATTAGATGTATTAGGCAAAACACTAAATAATTCATCACCATCTAAATCCATATGAATAGTATAAGAAGGTAATCCTTGAATTGTTTTAAAATATTCTGTTCTAATTCTGCCTTCTTGTATCATTCGATATAAATTATTAGAAGTAATCATATCTTCTGTAAGACCATAGGTATCTCTTTCAGATTCTGTCATTTGATAAAATCTACGCATAATAGTCATAACTAAATCAGAATCTATTTCAGATTCAGTTAATCCTTTACCTGTATATGTTTCCTTTACAGGATATCTTGTCATTGTTAAGTTAGTCATTTTGTTAGCATATATCCTTGATTGCCCATTTCTTTTATTGCTCCTTTAACAGCTAAATTAAAATTATCTTTAATTTTAGATGGTCTTATATCACCTAATGTTGCAAAACTTGCCTCTAAATGATAAGTAACTAATTCTGTAAACATTGGCATCATATCTTCTAAGAAAAAATTTAAATCTTCCCATTCATGAGGAACTAATTCTCTTATTTCTGCAGCATCTTCATCACTAATGCCAAGCATATCTCTAATATAAGTTAATCCAAAATTATTCCATGCTAGTTTATCTCTAGCTGCAGTTTCTATTATACTTCTTAATTCTGCTTTAATTGCTTGTTCTAATCCTTTTCCTTCAAGAACAGTATCTTCTTTATATTCATTCCATATTGTATCTGATTGCATAGCTCTATTTATTTTATCTAATTTTTCATCTAAAGTAGTAGCATCAGGATTTACATGCGCTTCATATCTTTCTAATAATTTAGGTTTTGTCATAACACTTCCACCAGCAGCACTTTGTAAGAATTGTAAATTTTCATTTAATTGTATTAAAGCGTTCCAAGCTCTAGATTCTTCTGCATTTTTAGGAATATAACCTGAACGAGTATTTAAATAACCAACAGTATTTGCTAATGAAAAAATAACTTCAGGATTTTGATCTATATTAATTTGGTGTGCATTTGTTAATAAAGATTCAAAAGCTGGATGTAAAAAACCTAATTGCTGTGCCATATTACTTAATGCTATTAATTCAGGAGTAGGTTGTCCATTTTCTTCTGCTTTATCACTAACTATAAATCCTACTTTATTAACATCAAAATAAGGACTTCCTGTGCTTCCTTGTAATTGAAAACCTATTATATGATCTGCTAATTGTAATTGAGCATCCTTTTCATCTAATGTAATTCCCATTATTGCTGCTTCACGAATAATATTATCTACAGCTTGACCAAAAGATTTGCTTCCACTTTTTAATTCATAAAAAGAATTAGTAAAAGATTTTTTAACAATATGAGCTACTCTCCAAGAATCTTTTATTTGTTTTATTTGAGTTTCAGAAGCTCCTACAAAGTTTTCAGCAATATATTTATTTATATGTTCTTCTGATTCAAATAAAAGAAAAGTATCATTTAATGAACCCGGTCCACCAGAAGTCATTAAATTAATTTTTTCAGCTAATGCTGATTCTTCTACATGACTTAATGCTTGTGATTCTACTTTATGATCATTAACAATACTATCTGCATGAGATTCAATATTTTTTTTTAATTCAGATCGTTGGTTATTATCTAAATTAGTATAAGTAAATGGTCCAGTTATAGCATTATCACCAAAACCACCATCACCAAAACCTTTTTCTTCATATATTAACATATTCTCTTTAATCATTTTTAAAGTTTCAGTAACAGCAGATTCTCCTGACCAACCATCTATTTCATTTCCTACTAATTCTCCACTTGCTATTCGTTGTTTATCAACTTCAATAGCTTGAGTAAGTAAATCAGTAATAATAGACTTCATTCTTCCTTCTTCTAAAGCAACTTTCCATTGTTCTAATTGTTCTTCAGGAGGAAGCATATCATCTCTTAAAGAAGTAGGTAATGAATTATATATTTTTTCATAACTTTTATTCATTTCACTTAAACGAGGCATAAGATTATCACCATACAATGCAGTATGCTCTAAAGAAGGAGTATTATTAAGTAAATCAAGCATATCATTTAATTCTTGATTATTAGTTATTCCTAAATTTTTTTTACTTTCTACACTATCTCTCATCCAAGTAGCTTCAATAATTTGATTGCTTTTTGGAGTTATAATTTGAGCTAAATAACCTTTGCTCCATGACTTAAATGCTTTAGGAGCATTTTCAATTACACTATCACTATACGCAGTAGCTTGATTCATAAAATTTGCTGGATCGTATCTATTATCATTAGCAAATTTAGAAATATTTTCTAATGCTTTTACTTTTAAATTATTTTTCCATTCTTCTTCTTTTTGTACTGCTTTTTGCTTTGCTAAAGCATCTAATGTTTGTCCTAATTGACTAGAAGCTAAAGCAACTGGATCGCCAGTTTGTCCTTTAACTACACCCATACGATTTGCTAATGAACTAGCAGTCGTAAATACTTCTCTTTTTCCTACACTTAATTCAGCCATTAATCTTTATCCCTATCTCTATAATAATCATACATAACATATCCACTAGTTAATTGATCTCCAATAGATATCCATCCACCAAATACATCAGCTTTTGTTTTTAAATCATTTTCAAACATTTGATCTCTCATTTTTAAATCTACTGCCTTGCCCATTAAACGAATATTTTTAATATCTTTTTCTGCTTTTTTTCTAGCTTGAGCATTAATATTTAAAAAACTTCTTGAATCATCATAATATCCAGCAGCCGATTGTATTGCTAAATTATTAGCTATTGTTTGATTCAACATATCTTTTCTTATATTTTCTTCTTCCATAGCTTGTATTTCAGCTATCTTTCTTTCTCGTTCATAACGAACTCTTTCTCTTTCATTTGCAGCTTTAACATTTTGTATGTTAGAGTATGTTCCTACAGAACTTACTACTGCACTAGCCATCATCATTGTTGCTGGATCAATACCCATTAAAATTGCATCTCCAAAGCCATTGCCAATACCTTTAGTGGTAATGGATCATTTTGTGATACAGTAACAGTTGGACTTTTACTATATCCTAAAAAATTAAACTCTTTCTTTCCTGTCTGTGCCGTTAAATCACTCCCAATAGTAAAATTTAATGGCGTAATTAATAATTCATAAGCGTTAGCATTAGCAGCTTTTACATTAATATCCAATGCACTATTAACATCTAATATAGCTCTTGTTATTCTTCGAGGTCTACCTGTAAGTGGACCAGTATCTATTTCTTTATCAATAGGCATAGTTTCTAATACTGGTGTATAATTAAATCCTACTTTCATACCCGTTGGTTGTGGAGCCACAGCATTAGAGTTAAGTGTAATTCTATCATTAGCATCTATTGTATAAGCTCCAAGTGATGAATTACCTGATACAACATTTATAGAGATTTGACCATAAATACTATTAATAGTATGCATATACCCTTCTACCATAGTTATTACTGCATTATCCGAAGGAGTAGCAGCTAAATTTTGATCTAATTGTATATTGTATCCTGATGAAGTAGCAGTAACAGCTTCAATCGTATATTTTGTTGCATTTCCAGCAATAGTAAAAGTTTCTAATACTGCTGGAGCAGAAGTAAAACCATCGACTGCTAATGTATTTCCTGTTTGAGAACCACCATTAACTAATGGTGTTCCTTTTTGATATACAGTTGCTGAAGTAGAGCAATCTAATGTAGTTGAATCATCTTCTGCAAACTTTTCTAAAGTATAAGTAGTTGTTCCATTAACTTGTCTTTTACCTACTACAAATAAATTTTCATTAGCAGAAGTCATAGAATGAAAAAAATCTCCACTTCTAGTTTCATACATTGACCAACCAGCTATTTTTTCATCACGAATACTATGAAAGACTGCAATCTTTCCATTATGTGTTGTTCCACTATTAACAAAAAAAGCAAATTGTTCTGGTCTACTTAAACTTCCACCTATCATTGCTATTTGTTTTGGCGAATCAATTAATTGAGAAGATAATACAGAAATAGAATTAGAGGTATATGCTGCTTGAGTATCAGAATATAAATATTCACGAATTGCTTTTCCATTCTTTTGAGCAAATACAGTAGC